CCTTACGGGTAGTAGCGCGTACTTCCTCAAAGGCCATACCAACCTTCATTTCTTGGGCGTGTTTCTTCATCAGCTCCATCACAGCCCCATCACCGAAGTTAGACTCAATGAGACACATAGACGCCCCGTACCTTCCCGCCATACGAAGAATCCCACAAAGGGTCTTATCGGAGTACCCATCTTGGGTAGCCATCATGTCCCTGATAAAGATAAGTCCATTGATCTGTGACAGAACTACGGCCACAGTTTCGTCTTTTCCTCGTCCGGACGGATCAACGGCCACAATGGTTTGCCCGTAATGGACAAATTCCGAAACAGCCTTAGGCCGGTGCCATCTATCGCCAGGGAGAGCGACAGCAGGCATGTCCAGCAAAGTCTCTTTATCGGAGCCCCACACCAAATCACTAGGACCCTTTTCCCGATCAAGCGGCAGTACTGAAAAGTCGCTGAGTTTGAGGGGGAACTTAAGGGCATCAGAGAGGGAGGTATCAATTTGAAACTGCAACATAAAGTTGCTACGAGACATTGATTGTTCACGCTCCAGCAAAGTCAGTTCCGAAAAGCGTGTATCAGTAGGTTTCCAAGCAAGCTTTTCTAATCCCTGTTCTTCGACGTCTTGTTGAAGTTCTTTTGCTAAGACATCTTCGTACCCAACAAGTGAACGTGGAAATCTTGACGGCCATACCATCGGAACATAACCACGTTCCCTTAATTGTCGATATACAGAAAACGTTGATTGAGGCGTTCCAAGGAAAACGATACGGCTGTCCAGCTTAGGTGTTAATACGGATTCAAACTCAGTAATTAATTGAAGGAGTTTTTCTCGTTGTAAATCAGTAGCTGAATTAGAGGGCGTTTCAATATCGTCGGCCACTATAATGTCAGCACGAGAACCCGTCAACTGTCCGGTCAAACCTACGCTTTTTACCGAGGGGCTTTGAGCAGGTCGTGCTCCGGCTACGTCAAAGCTAATGCGACTCCACCGTTGGGAATCGTCTGTTGGAGCAAGATGATTAAGCCAAGGCATGTCAATAATGACTCGTTGGCAAAACAAACTAAAATCATCTGCTCTAGCCTTTGAAGCTGACACCACCATGATTTTTTTGTCTCGGTCACCAAAAAGATTCCACAATACAAATCCAGCTGTAACCCAACTTTTGCCGCAACCACGGAACATTTGAAGTTGGATTCGGTTGCCTCCAAATTGGAGGTACTGTGCCATTGCTAATTGAGAGCGCGTAGGTGGAGGCAGTTGAAGACCTTTCCATAAGAGACGCAAAAATAGGCTAAAGTCGTCCTTCAGCTTCTGCTCGGTCAAGATATTTGATTGCTTTGCGGATGGTGTTTTGGTTGTCATTAAATAAACCTAAAGCATGATTGCATTTAGAGCAGAGTAAGCCTCTGATCTTATTAGTTTTGTGGCAATGATCAACATGAAAGCTGGCACTGCCTGTTGGAGTGTCTGTTTGGCAAATTGCGCAACAACCGTTCTGGGCTTTTAAGAGGTCATTATAATCCTCAAGCGTAATGCCAAACGTGTTTTTTAATCTTGAATTTCTGGTTTTATCTGGATTAGCATGATACCAAGACAAACTATAAATTTTTTTGCAAGGTTTACAGTAACAATGCAAACCATCTTTTGTTTTTAAACTTTTAGGAAATTTGTCAAGTGATAAAGTTAATTCACATTTGGGGCACCGCTTTAGGCGGGCCTCTAAGGGGGCTTTAGTTGTCATAAGGAGGGAATATACCTTTAAGGGGGTGGAGGGGCCTTGGTGGCGCTTGCAGGCCCCTTTGGTGGCTATTTAGATTTCTTAGCCATGCCAGCCTTGCTCATGGCAATAGCAATAGCTTGTTTTTGAGGGCGACCTTCCTTGACCATCTTGCTGATGTTCTTAGATACGGCCTTCTTGGATGAGCCTTTGGATAGGGGCATAATTAACTACACTTCCAACGTTTAAGAGCTAGTGCCTTCCGAGTAGGCTTACCACTTGGGGTTTTCATTGGGCCAGGGTTACCGCCCATGCGAGCACAGAAGGACTTCTTACGGGGACCACCCTCGGGCTGAGGGGCCTTTAGGTTAGACCCCGTTGCCTTGTTGTATTTAGCCCTGCCTTTGGCGGTAAGGCCCCCCTTTGGTGATTTCTCACCACGTCCAAGAGATAGACTTGGGTTCTTTTTGGGGGCCATTAGATTACTTCTTAGGTTTCTTTTTGGGTTTGGTTCCTATGGCTTTATCAATAGCTCGACCAACAGGCCGTAAAGCTACGCCTAGTTTTGTACCCATTGCGCGTCCAAGGTTACGGGCTAGGGGAGTAGTGGCATGTAACAAAGCCCCTTGCATACCAACTCCTCTTGCCGAGGCTGGTCCCATCATGTTTCCACGATTAAAAACAGCGTTGTTGGCATTAGGGCCTACTGGAAGTCTATTTCTAACGGCAGCAACCCTTTTTTGTAAATCTTTTACTCTGCCCAACTGCTCTGACTTAGTAACACTTTTAATGTTATTAGCAGCAGGCTTAGGTGTGCGACCTTTGCTAACTTTATTTGCCGTTGGTTTACGGGGCATGACTATTTCATCTCAGTGGTGTACTTCTTCCCACGCCAGGTGAAGGCTTTAACCTTAGCCCGACGAGCATCCTTGAACGCATCATCAAAGGAGGCTGCGGTGTTAGGGGTAGCTTGGTCTGAACCCGCTGCTTTCTTGCGAGCAGTTAGGGATTGACGGGCCTTCGTTTCTTGGGCAGCAAAGTCCTTACGTTGAGCCGCTGTGGGACCCTTTGGAGTGGCTGGCTTAGGGGTAGCGGGCTTAGATGCTTTTGGAACTGTTTGCGGGTCGTAAGCCTTACCTGACAAAATATCAGAACTTGCACGACTAAGAGCCCCCTTGGGATTTCTAAGAAGGGCTTGAAGTTTTTTCAATTCCTCTGGTGCATTTAGGAGGGCTCCTACTATTGCAGCACCGGTTCCACCTTTGGCTACAGCTCTTCGTTGGTTAGCCGCCATCAATTGTTGTCGCCGTAGTTGCGCAGCCCTGACGTTTGCCTGTCCTTGTGCTTGTGCTTGTTGCCGAGGAGCTGCGGCAGCAGCTGGGCCTGGCTTTACGTTACCAAGGGAGGCACGAGTAGGCGTACCTGTCGAACTAAAAGGAGCACGGCTAGTTCTAAAGGCAGGCTTTGGAGCCTTTTGACTATCAGCTTTTGTGATAGCAGCTGGCTTATTGCCAGCACCCCCAAAGAGGTTCCTACCACCCCCACTAGGGGTAGAGGGCTTAGCAGCAGTTGGCCGTGCTGACCTTGCTGGCCCACGAACATTACCAATAGAAGGACGTGTCGGCTTAGCAGCGGGCTTAGCAGCAGTGGGTTTAGGCTTAGCTGCCTTAGGGTTAATACGACGACCAGCACTAGGGGCTGGCTTGCTCATGGTCGTGCCGCCTTGGGTACGCACACGATTGGTCGTTGTGGATTGTGGCTTAGACCCCTTAGGGCCAGTCAGCACTTTGTTTTTTTGATCAGCCTTTTGTTGTAGCTTAGTAGGCTTTACGGGTTTCTTAGGAGCCATGATCAATCAACCTTGGGTAATGGTAGCAACAGGCAGAGCAAACAAGGTGCCAGCGCCGATCAGTTGACAGGACAGAACGTCACCAACGAGATACCACTGACCAGGACGGTTCAGAGTGGCAGCCGTCACGGCACCAGCAGTCACAGTGATGTTGGCAGTAGCGCCATAACCAGAACCACCGCTCAGAGCAACGTTGGTGTAGGTAGCAGAGGTATAACCAGAACCGTTAACACGGGTGCCGAAGGTAGCAATAGCGCCAGTTTCAGCACGGCGAACGGTGCCGGTAGCCTTAGCAGAAGGCAGCCCGGTAGTTGCGTTGGTGGGCTTAACACGAGCAGAACGTACCGCACGAATTGCGGTTTCAGCAGCATCTACAGTGGCACTAGCAGCGACAGCCGTAGTAGCAGCACCATAAGAGGCAGCAATCGTAGTCGTGGTGGTAACTGCGTCAGTACGGAAGGCGGTAGACTTTGCTTTATTGGTTTGTTGATCCTCGTCACGCTTACCAGGAGCATTAGAAAGGCCGCCGTAAGTAACGGCATCAGAAGTTGTAGACATTTGTTTTAATGGATAAGTTAACTAGCTAGTTGTCCAAGAAAGGACCTTTGAAAAATTGGATGGGTCAAAATGCTCTTGACCAACCCACCAAGATAACCAGTGGTTCGAACCTTTTGACTGGTTACATTTAAGACAAGCAGGGACCACATTCGATGTGATGTCGTGACCTCCACGGGCTTTTGGAATGACGTGATCCAACGTTAGATCATGATTTGATCCACAATAAACACATTGGTTATTCCAATGATCTTTTATCGCAGATCGCCAAAGTCGTTTAGCTTCTGAGGAAGACATAGCCCTTAAATTAAAAAGGTAATCGGAAGGACCCTTGAGTGGCATTGACTCGATAGGAGTAAATTTACTTCTTCTTTTTAGGGAAGCCTGCTTTCATATTAGCGTAAGCCTTTGGGGTAACCGTAGACTTACTTTTGGGGCGACTCTTGCCTGCTGCCTTGCGAGCATTCATGTTGGCATAGAGGCCAGGTGGCTTAGCGTTTCCTTTATTCATTTCTTTTTGGGCTTCCCACCCGCTCCGTTTCTTGCTCGATTTTTTGAGGGCGATTCCTTAACTAAGCGGCCACTCTGGGTGTGAGAAAGATCATCACCACCCTTACCCATCATGCCACGTTTACGGCGGGCATCAGCAAGGTCAGCGCGATACTTTCTATCAGTTCGAGATTTATTCTCCTTTGTATCATAAGCAAGTTTCTTTGCGTAAGCTTCGGGGTTACTCCGATAATACGCAGCACTACGCTTAGGGGTTGTTGTTTTCCTTGGCGCCATAAGGTGTGTCCTTAAAGAATACTTCGTTTTCGAGGCGCTCAATCCTTGAGTTGGAGGCACTTACTCTTTCGACAAGCACCTCAACTGATTTAGCAATATTATGAAGAGTGATCAGGTGCCAACTAAAGAGTGCTAGGAAAGCAGTTGCTGCTAAGTTCCTAAGCATTGCTGACACATGTTCTTCATCATCTAATGGCCCGTTCGACATCCTCCAGCTCCAATTCAAGACTACTAAACAGTGATGCCAAAGGCGACCCCATCACGGGAACACCCGTAATATTATTCTTACCAAGCCAATCAGCAGCAGCTTTTAGATCTTGTGTGGTGGCTGTGCCTGATTTAATACGCATGATCAGTTCATTAGTAACGAGGCCGTGAAGCTCGTTAAAATCTTGCTCGTTAGCTCGTTGTGTCATATGCCTCTACGACCCATGTGTGTTTGCCGTCCCAATATAAACTCATTACGCTTGGTAATTTTATACTTGACGGGTTGGATTGTTTGTGTGGTTTGATACCAGAAGAAGTTACCAACTGATCGGAAATCAGTGACAATAGCTAGTGGTAATGTAACCAGATTTCTACTACTAAAGTAATCCAAGTCTGACCCAACAACAAAGTAATTGCCGGGTTGATTATTAAGTTGATAGAACCTATTGACCCCTACAGTATTGCCACTAACTGTATAGGTGCCAGTTGTAAGGCTAAAGGGTTTCGTAAGTGAGAATACTGCATCCTTACCGGACACAGAAAATGACCCAAGAACACTATGGAGGGCTAGTGCTTGAATGAATCCAAGCGTATTGCCGGATAGTGTGTACGTCCCTATCTGTAGATTTAGTGTAATTTGTTTATTAATACCAACAGAAATTCCAGCAATCGAAAACGTACCAACAATGCTTTGTATTGCCAGTGCTCGAATAAATCCAAGCGTATTGCCCGCACTAGCGTAAGAGCCTATTTGAGTGCTTAGTATAGATTGCTTGTTAAGATTTGCAAGGATACCAGTAACCGCAAAGGTTCCTGTTTGATTATCTAAGGTAAAGGTGGCTCCTGTTGGTGTATAGATTAATTCAATCTGAACACCAGCAATAGAAAACGTTCCTGTTTGGGAAACAAGTTGTCTATTTTGGAGAAGTCCCGTTGCGGTTCCAACAAGGTTATACGTTTGGCTTGTGGCGTTTATTCGTGCTGCCCGTTGAAGGAGAGCGGAATTACCAACAAAGGAATACGAACTAGTAATTCCATCAATACAAAACTGCTTTGTTAAAGCTGCATTAAACCCATTAACAGCATAAGAGCCTGTTGTAATGTCTAATCTAGCTGTTTTTTGAAGCAGTAAGTTGTGTCCAACAGCCGAAAATGTACCGAGTTGTTGAATTAAGTTTCGATTAAACAGCAGTCCCGTTGTGGTTCCATTGTAGGTAAACGTTCCTACATTGACATCAAGGGAAACAGACTTAGAAAGATTTACGTTATTCCCAACAACCGAAAATGTACCGAGTTGTTGAATTAAATTTCTATTGAACAGTAACCCAGCAGTTGTCCCCGCAAGGGTAAACGCCCCAGTACTAATGTCAAGGGAAACAGGCGAGGAACCAGACGTAGAAAGATCAAGACTATTTCCAACAACTGAGTAGGTTTGGGTAGTTCCGTCAATCGTTCTGGACGTTTGCAGAAGAACGTTAGGCTGAGTCCCAGTAAACAGACCTCTGCTACAATTAAGTATTTTTAGTGAAGGGTCCGGAATAAGGGCCAATACGACGTAAGTATCGGTCGTGCTGGTAATTTTGGTTAGGGTACTAGTTCCGGTATTACCGGCGGTAGCTTTTTCGCCATAGCTGACAACAAAACCACCCCCGTTACCCAGTGTTGTCCCACCTTCTCCCGCCTCACCTAGTCCCGTAAGGTTTGCATTAACAGGAACACCAAAGTGGATCGTAAAGCCGCTGTCGTTTGGACGCCCCACCACCATTGTAATGAGCGTGTCATCGACAGTAGTAACAAGGGCTGGAACCGTTGCTGTAGGACTACTGGTGGTCTTGGCTCCTGTTGTCGTTACGTTGTAAGGGTTACCAGTAGTAACGCATCCTCGAAACGTAAAAAGGCGGGCAACAAGGTGGTCAGTTGTGGATCCAGTGACCACAGACGCTTCGGATGCGGATGCTGCCCGCTTCCACCAAACATGAAGCTGGGAGCCGCTCGCGAGGCCAGCAGTATCCGAAACAGGCGTACCTGGAATGGCAGTCCACCCAGCAGGAGGAGTTAGGGTGGCACTGTTACCAGCTATCTCAGTGACAATTAAACCAATGTCATTGGTAAGGTGAGTAGGCCACGAAAGGGTAACACTACTACCAGAAGTGCTTTGCTGCCCAGTTTCTGCCTGAAATATTGGGGCCATTACTCAGTCCTCCATTGCCACTCAACCACTGTTTTGTTTAATGGGGCCTGAAGTGGATCATTTTCGACCCCAACTTCCCAGTAGCTACCATTCCAAATAGCAAAAATCTGTTCATTGCCATCAGTGGTAACTAATACCTCAACTCCATCAGGAGGATAAATCATGGCCCCCTCCGTTATCAGGTAATGGTCAGGACACCGTTAGCATCGTCGAAGTTCAGCAGCAGCGACTCTCCATCTCCAAGGGTAATAGAAGAACCATAATCGTACCAACCAATCAGTTCATCGTTAGTGGCTGTCTGATTAAACAACACAACATACCGGAACGGACCAGTAGAACCGCCAGTAGAAGTAAGGGTCTTGTCAGTGATGCTCAGCTTATACACACCAGCAGTTTGAGCACTACCACTCACCGTAACGGTACGAGCGTTAAGGAAGGTATAGGTGATTTGAGTGATGTTGCTTAGCTGGGTGTTGGTGTTTACTGGAAGCGTGTTAGTCAGAGCAACCTCAAGTACATCAGCACCAAGGTTATGAACCTTTTCTGCTACTGCTTCAGTAAAGCTATTGAATTTAAAAAATGCGCTAGTAGCCATGATAATTAATTAGTTGAAAAGTTCTGTGATGTAAAGGGTAGTACTAGCACCAGTACCCTGAATTGTCGCAATATTTGCATTAACAGGGACTGCAAGTACTATCCGGTCACCAGTACGCAAGTAATGTGAAGATGAAGTAGCTGTTTGTGCCCCACTACCAATCTGATAGTGACAATGAGTACCCCCAGCAGGAGTAATAGATACAAAACGACACGTTGTGGTCAACGCAATATTAGCCGTTGTTACCCCAATTGCAAGGGAACGAGATGCCCCAAGGGAAAAGGCATTGCTGCTATTCTCCGAAATGAATGTACCAACCGTTGTTACAGCATCAGTTGTAATAGAAGCCATTTTATTTAATAAAAGTGTTTATTTAAGGGTTGTTTTCCGAAAGGTCATGTACCAACCAGAGCCATTACCCTCTACCATCCATCGTTTTGCCCATAATTTCCACGCATAGGGGACATATTTACCCCCAACACCGGGTTTAGGATACCCTCCATTGCTATTATCCATCACCCCATACGGGTCATGGCAGATAACATGGGTATCCGTAAACCCAACGACCAGCATCCAGTGCCCACCACCCCTAGGAGCGTGAGCAGGACCGTGGTGGAGGATACCACAAGCCACTGGGTAGCCCTTCTCTAGTTCCCTTTCGAGGACTGTGTGGGTGCCATTCTGATAGAACGTAGCTTTGACCCCGTAATCCGCATTGGCACGGATCTGAGCTACCGAACTAGTGGTATCTCCATACTTGAGTACCGTTTTAAGGTAGTCATCATCGGCATTAGACCCCAAGAGGGTAGTCGGATTGAGGTACTTGATAGCCATCGCAGCCGTACTTGAGAAGCACATCCTGCTGCCATGACGAGTGGTAGAATCTAGCTGAGGGTAATATTGAGGGACTTTTAAAGTAATGTTAGGCACTCAACCACCTTACTACTTGAGAATAGAATCCTTAACCTTTTGGATCTTATCATCCTCAGTACGGAAGGGCTTAAGGGAGTTCACAGCATTCAAAAGAAGTTGAACAATGCTATTCTCCTTAAGTTTGCTGTTACCAACAACTTCAGAAGCAAGAAAAAGAGCCAAGAAGGCAAGAGTTTCGTAGGAAACTTTAAGACCAAGAAAAGTAAGCATGATGATTAGCGGCCTTGACCGCGAGATTGTTTACGACCGTGATTAGGCAGTGAGCGTTGTCCTTGTCCTTGACGGGTCTTTTTAGGTGGACCAGGAATATGATCTACCTTTTGATGGGACTTTGGTTTGCCCATGTTACGGAAGTCCGAATAGTTCTTTTAGTTCTGCAACAGTCAGCCCAGCCGCGTTTAGCTTTTGCTCCGTTGTGAGTATAGGTGGAGCCGGTGGAGTTGGAGGTACTGGGGCAGGCTCTGGGGTGTTGCCAGCCTCTACCCACTCCAGGTATTCGCGGTAGTCCCTGTTGCCGGGGTCGGGTGGGATGAAGGCGTTGTCGGTAAGGCGGAGGATAGTGGTGCTTGTGGTGAGTTGATACATTGAAGTGCTCATGGTTGGTTACAGCTCGGCGGATAGGGTAAATGTTCCGTCAACTGCACTTAAGATACCAGTTCCTCCAGCAACTATTCCGATAGCTCCGCCGCTCGTAGTCATATTGATTGCGAAAACTGTCGCAGTTGCCACATTGTTTAAGGAAAAACTGCTTACCACTGCTGTCGGAACGGCTCTCATGGTTGTCATATATCCAACTGGGGCTGAGATTTCATTGCCGGCTATTTGGTAGCCTGAAAGTCGTAGAGACTGAATGATCTGATGGTATCTCTGACACAGCGCCAGCTCAGTCCCAATCGGCCGCCGCTCAAATGGTGTGGCCCTAGTGCCAGGCTCAAGTTGAGCTAAAGAGAATGTGCCATTAATAAAGCGCACAGTTGTATCCACACCACCTGTTAGCGACACAGTGGTTCCATTAGCAATAGCAGTACCGCCTACCGTTGCTGTAGCAGTACCAGTCCAGCTTAAGGTATAAGTTCCCGTTCCTAAATTGATACCTTCGACTACTTGTTCAACACCACCAGCTGGAGCGGTGACAGTACGAACGTTGGCGGAATCGGCCCAAGTAATTGATTGACCAGACGTGACAACCCGCCAGCGATCCAGCGTGTATTGGTTGGCCCCACTGGTTGCAGTACCAGAAACATAACCACGTTGGTTGATTGTAGGGTTGCCGTTGATTACAGCGTTGCGGAATCCGCCGATAGGGCCGCTGTTGATTGATGCTACGTTAAGTGTGCTCATGATCAGCCCTCGTACAGGATGTTGATCGACCCCGCGTCAAAGGTGTCGGTGCCGTTGACGGTGGTGATGCGAACTCTATCCAGGGCTCCTGACAGCGACACGTCTCCAGCACCTTGAACAACGTTGACCGTGCTTACCAGACCATTGTGAGTGGAAACCCATAGACTGCCGGAATGAAGGTTGATAAACATCGTCCCCCGCAGAGCATTTGCAGCAGCACCTAGGGCAACCATAAATCCACTGTTGGATGACGAACCCCCTGTCGCGTTGGTGCTGTTGTATGTGAAACCGTTAGAGGTATAGCCAGAACTGGTGAAGGAGCCGGACCCAATCTGCACCAAGATGTCAGAAGATCCACTAAGACTTACCCCGTTAAACATCACCGTAACCCGCTTCACCCAGCTCGGAATGCCCGTGAAGTCCACTGAGGTGCCGCTGGTGGATGCCTTGGCGGTCTCCAGCACCATCTTGCTCAAAGGTCCTCCACCCGTTGGCAGCACTATTGTGCTGTTATCGCTTACTGCTGGAGCATCAATTTCAATGTAGCCCGAGGTCGAGCCATTAAGTCGTAAAGTCATGATGATGGGTTAGCGAAATACGGCAAGACAAACAACAGGATTATCAGCAATGAAATCTGTAGCAGCATTTCCACCAGAACATCTTACTCTAAATGATCCAGCAACCATTGTTCCTGAACCAAACAAATCAATGTTCATGCTTGCCGCAACACTATTCAATTGACATGACCCTTTAACTGCATAATTTCCATCCGTCATTGCCGTTGTGAAGGTCACGGTGTAATCACCAGTGCCATTCTTGTAGACACTGGACACGTTGCCGCTTCCGCGAATTGTCTGGTTAGTACCAATAGTTCCAGTCCCGTCAAAGTTCACCCAAGCCCGACACCCGTAGATGGGGGCCGTGCCAGTCTGTGCGCCGCTGAGCTTGGCTGCTGTGATGTTGGCATCGGCAATGTCAGCCGTTATGACACTTGCATCTGGCAATCCACCAGCACTAATTCCGGTTATGGAACCGGCTCCGTTAATAGTAATAGGCATAATTAAACAATGCTCCAAGCAGAACCAGAAGGAATGACCACTGCCACACCACTGTTAATTGTTACTGGACCAGCAGTCACAGCATTCTTACCAGCAGTAATGGTGTAGTTGGTAGTAATGGTTTGACTATTTTCATAAAATACATCATCCGTACCACCACCCTTTGCACCACCCCCGATAGGAAGCCATCCAGTGCCGTTATACCCCTCATAGGCAAGTAGGTCCGCATTGAACCGTACCATGCCCGTGTTGGGGCTTCCAGGGCGTTGTCCGGTGGTTCCTACGGGAAGATCAAAGTACCCAGTAGCACTGTTATCAATGTTACCCGTAATGGTATCACCAGCCTTTTGAAGGGAGGTGCTGATGGCTGATGCGGCAATAGACGCGGATGTTGCGGCTGAACTTGCGGCTGAACCTGCGGACGTGGCTGCATTATTAGCAGTATTAGTAGCAGCATCAATCTGTGCTTGAAGACCAGCCGTGCTTTGATTTTGAGCAATGTTAGCTGTTTCCTGTGATAAATACAGGATCTGATCAAAGTTAAAGTTTAGATCATTAGCTTTGATGGATGACCCTGGAAAAAACGTAGCCTGAAGGGTTTGATCATCCGTACTACGATCAAGAAGAACCGCAGCCCCTACTGATGGAGCGGTGACAAATTCAACCGTGGTAGCGTTGGCAAAGGTGTATTGAGTTATAATCGTCTGAAGAACACCGTTAAGGTATACATCAATATCAGACGTAACTAGATATGGGAAGGTAATAGAGAATAGCTTGTTAGTGCCATTCCCCGTGTATGTGTTGCTAGTGATTGCCATGTTTTAGAGGGCCGGAGGTCCGACCTAGGGGTTGCCGAATTTCATCAAATTAGTACCAAGATCAGAAGTTCCACTACTTTGAAGGGCTCTTTCATTAAGGAACGCAGCTTTACGCTTAAGGAAATCAGGATTAGTAGCTTCTACTTCCTGCTTAGCGGCATTGATATATTGCATAAAAATTTCCTCAGTACGACGCTTGTACCAAGGTTCCACAAGCCTTTCATTTGGACTAAGTGAGCCTTCCTTTGTCCGCTGCTCATCGGCTTTAAACTCTTTAGAAGCAAAGTGTTTAGCTAATGCCTGCTCCAATCCATACTTGGCGACAAGGGCTTTAATTTGTGCTCGTTCCAGTCCAGTATAGACTTGACCAGTAGAGGCGGTTTTAAAGTTTCCTTTATGCCAAACATTCATCTCCATCAATTTCTGAGCAACAGGACTCCGGTTTTCCTCCATCGTTTCAAATGGAAAGTTAGCATTAATAGGTCCACCTGTTGACCGAAGCATTGGCTTGCCAGTCAAGATGTCTGGTTCAAACGGAGCATTCTTGCTAATGTCTGGCCAAATTTGAGCCATTGTTTTTTGATAGAACGAATCATATTCACGATAATATGGATCGCTAGAGTTTGCCCAAGCCCGTCTAGCTGCGGTATAAGGAATCAGATTATTAATAGCCCCAATACCCACTCCGGCCATAAGATCCAAGAAGTTATTAGGATTCCCTGGAATGTTACTTTTCTTGCCTGTTAATTGGGCAAAGGCGTCTTGAGGATTAAAAATAACACTTAGTCCATCAAGGTTGGCAAGATAACTCTTTTCGGTAAATCCAGCCGTGAAGCCATACAACAAGGTTTCTGTAACCTTATTGAGTTCGTTAATTTCACCATACCTAGACAGCATACCAAGATCAGCAGCAGCAGCCATCCAGTTAGAAAGAGGTTCAAACCATCCATAAGAAATCCACTTATCACCAATTTTAACGGAACGCGGTTGAATGCCTTGCTGCCTCCACCGTTCCCGTTCATCTGGATCAAAAGGAATGTTTCCAGTCATCATGCCGCTGGTTCCAGCACTATAACCAAGACTGATAACAAGGGCTCCAACGGATTCCCTACCACGAAGTTCTGCCAAAGCAAGTTCATCACCAGCTTCCAACGCAGCACGATAACCACCCATGAACTTGCCAATCAATGGAGTAAAGGAGGTTTGATATGCCATAATGTTGGCCGGTGTCCGAATAAACGGCATGATAAATTTGCCAACCGGAATTTTGGCATCAGGACCACCGCTTACCAGTAGTTCCAATTGCCGGGCAAAATATCCAGGATCATTGGTATAGTTAGTTTCCATACCATACTTTTTAAGAGCTTCGTCTGTAACTTGACCTGTTTTAGGATCAAAGCCACGCTCTAGTGCTTTAGTAGCCATTTCAATATTGGCAGCCAGGTTAGTACCGCCTTTATCGGCAGCACTTTTAAAGGCTTCCATATTGATCTTTTGACGCACTGCCATCGTCGTGATGAAGTCATCAGAAGTCATCATCAAACGGCTTGGAATTTCTGTATACTTAATCCAAGAATCTAGCCACCGAAGATGTCCAGCAACCATTTTCTTTGCTGGAGTATCAGCCGTCATTTCCAAAGCATTTAGATAGGACTGAGTTTCAGCCCTAGAAAGAACAGAAGCCGCACTCCACGATGCTGGCACTTGAGTTCTAAACGTAGTGGCAGCAACATGAGCCGCTTCAAGGGACCCCTGAAACAGAGCAGCATAACCGGCTCCAGCAGACGCAATAAGGGTATCATCTCCTTCAGCCAACCCCCTCAGGCCAATCATGGTTGGAGTCATCACCAAACGGAATGTACCGGAAAGGTTTCTGATAAAGGTTTTAGGTGCTGAAAGGATGTTGTTATAAAACATTCCCAAAACACGTTTGCCTGAGTACTTAATAAGAGTTGCCCCATAATTAATAACTTTAGATGGATCTCCTCCAGCCAAAGTCATTGCCAGATAGAACAGACGAGCTTCATCTCTGTATTTTGGATCATTAGAGCGAGCAAGATCTTTGACATAATCTGCCCACTTTAGCATCACTTCTGCGGAACTAAAAGTCCTATCTTTTGCCCCAGGTTTAGATCCTTCAGAAACAACCTCATCGAGAAGTTGATTCCAACGTTTACCAGCAGCAAGTCGCCTTCCGGTTTCCAAAGACCAAGCCTCTTTACGAAGCATGATAAGTCCGACTGCTTGATCAACAAGACGGTCAAAGTGGTTACCATCAGTGATACCATCGGCTTCAGACATAAGAGCATCCTGGCCAATGTTAGATGCCTTTTCCCCAAGCCGACGAATCATGGCTTGCGTGACCCTAAGTGCTGGAGTTTTAATTTGTTCTGTTCCAGCTTCGCCCATAAACGTTTGACCCTCCTCTCGGAAAGCTTTTAGCATAGCTTCGGTCACTTCATTGGGCGACTTGGCTGTGTTAAGAACATTTTCGTAAAGTTCAAACGATTCAGCATCCAGAGCCTTAAGAATTTTTGTAGCATCAACTTCACCAAAACGGCGATATAGAGCATCAAGTTGATTCTTATTCTGACTTGATTCAAGAGCCTCATCAATTTTAGCCTTCCAGCCACCAGTCATGTTGGCACGTTTGGTGGCGGCATCTGTAATCCAAATACGATTTTGAAGCAAAGATTCTGGCTGCTTACCAATGTCAGCAGCAGTTTCAATGCGTGTATTGGACTTGACACCAGGACCAATGTTATTGACTCCAGAAAGAATGGTGTTATCCATATCTTTCAGTTCATCATTAGCATTATCTAGCTGCTTTTTTAGTTCAGCAGCGTCTTCCCATGGATTAGTCTGACGTTCTTTAATGTTATCAATTTTGTTGAGAATTTCATCACGACGCAATTGATTGACATCATCCCAACGCAGACCTTCCTCTACCTCTTTAACGGATGCGTCTTTTGCCTTTTGATCGAGTTCTTTTTTGAGGACATCAATAGAATCATCAATGGCTTCAGCAGTGGTTTTCTTTCTCAGAACCCCGTTAATTTTAGAAACAGCATTCTTAGATGTCTGGAAAATATCCAATGCTTTAAATACTGCTCCAGCAGCCTCAGCTACCTTGCCAAGACCCATGTCTTCCAAACCAGCAATGATTCGGTAACGAGCCTCACTATCATAATTTGGATCAGCAGTAAGAGCTTTAGGGACGAGTGGCTTAAGGTTAGCAGGCAAAACCTCTTCCAAACGTGCGCCAAGGGTAGGCCCACCCTTTTCAGAAGTATCCGCATGGATAAAACCTGCGAAGAAATCAAGGCCGCCTGACCGCATCAGTTTCTTCAATTTTCCAGCATCTGGCCCTACCTGTGGAGCAACACGGTTAAGAAACCGCATTCCATTGACTAGCTTAAGGAACTCAGCAGCACCAGCCGCTGTAGGATCGTCTGGAGTAAGTCCAAAATCAATTTGAGCCTTAATGTACCTATCGCTGCGAGGATCTTGTTCTGGGGCTACCGGGCGACCAATCGCTTCGCCTACGCGAGCCATTCCCTCCTGCCCAGCTTTAATCAGTTGAGAACCATAATCCTCAATGATACCAGGACCAGATCCTTTTAAAACAACCTTAGCAGTTTCAACAAGAGGTTTAAGGCTTTTCTTAGTAGGCTCTAAATTCTTTTGAAACTGTTCATTTAGTTTTGCCTTTTCAGCTTTATCATTGGAACGCAACCGCCTGCGCTTAGCAAGCTCTTGAGTATCCTTGATACCATAAAGATTTTTATCAACTTGTTCTCCAACATCAGCAACAAATTTGTTAACTGGAGCAAGGACTTCATCAAGTTTTGCACTAACCCCATTAAGAGGTCGAGCAATAGCTTCTTGGGCAACCTTGGCTGGATTCCAAGTCTGACGATTACGTTGAGTACGACCAGCAGCCTTTTCCTTTTCTTTACCCTTTTTAATCTGTCTAGATTTTTGGATGGCCGCTTTAGTTTCTCGATCTAGATTCTCTTGATCAATCTGTTCTTGAGTTTTACCTGAATTAAGAAGCGGAGTTTGATCGCTAAAATTGTAAGTGGCCTCTGAGGACCAAGGACTACTAGGCATTTAAAGTGACCCCCTCAAGGGTAAATAAATAAATAAAGATTGGGAGGAGCCTACTCCGCAGAGTAAACTCCTTTATTCCCATTAATTAAATGAAACATGAAGATGATCGTCATGGTTAGGAATTGCTTTGGACCTCGGTCCGCCAATCATCTGACCATCACGGTAATAACCTTTGCGGTCCCAATAAATTTCACTGATACCCAATGCCTCAGCATTTTTCAGCAGGTAGTCGTAAGTAGAATCCAACTGAGTAACAGTGTTATGAGACAGCGGCAAGTCTAAGGCTTGATTTGAATTATGGAAAGAACGGCCTCTAGGTGCCACTCTAGCGCCACCGCTAACAAAACCTTTATTAAGATCAAAGTTAGGGTGTTGCCAAATTTTAATGCCTTGAGCTAGAAGTGTCTTGCCAACTTCAACAGTGCGGGCTGGTCCTGGTTGCGCTGAAATTTTCGGATCAACAACAGAGGTCTGTTCCAACCTAAGGTCACGCAGCATTTTTCCTAATTTAACATCAGGAATCTTTTGAGCACCTTGCCATTCAGTCGAAAGATCAGCCATTGCTGCTGCCAAATTTTGCGTATTATCTGGAACCCTACCTGACATGTAGTCATTAAGTTTAGCCCGCCAAGGTAGTGCTCCGCCAACAACAAGTGCTTGAAATGCTTTATCTTGAGTAGCTTGGTTAAATGCCTGATCAGGCAAAATACCAGCAGCTTTAATTACGGCCTTGAGCGTCGCAGGCTTAAATTGATAAGCCCCATAATGGATCACTTGTTGACCATTAATTGTAAAGTCACCACGAATTACATCCTTTACTTTAAGGTTTGTAATAGACGGATCGCCAGGACCAGAACGTGCTACTCCAAAATTATACTGTCCATAATCTCCGCCACTTTCAGTGCGAATAATCTCTTGTTGCAATGTTGAAAGAGCATTGCCAGAAATTGCGGGTGTTTGTTGGGGCATTTGCCTAGCAGTTTCAAGTGCTTTGATTTGACTCAAAATAGCCCTCCGATCAGTGGGGGTTAAATCTCCACTTAATTTTTTAGCCAAAGCAGGGCTAAGTTGCCTCACAGTTGAAAGGTATTGTTCTTGCGCCGGATTAGGTTTCCAAGGAGCATAGCCATTATCAGTAGCTTGTCTAGCAAGAAAATCATTAGCATTGGCGTAGCCAGCTTGCTTAGCTACTTTTGAAATTGAAGTGGGAATTGGTCCACCTGTATTAACTGCCAACTGAGCAGCATTATACATGTCTCTAGGAACCGTCACTGAAGTAGCGGGAATCACCACTCCAGACATGGCATTATTAACAATAGCGTTAATAGTATCAGTAGGCAACCTAGTGTCAAATGTGGCATTAAGGTTAGGCTTTTGATCAGTTAACTTATCTTTATTAGGAGCCGTCTTTCCCTGTAAACTCCAATAAAGTGGACTTTTCTGATCACTTAAATATTGTTTAGCTAAATTAGCAATTGCTTCAGCATCAGCAGCTACATCAGCCGGTTGATTTGCATCAATACGACGTTGAATAACTTCTTGATACTTGCTTTGAGCTTGAGCAATAGCCAGATCTCGGACAAGTTTGGCTTCAGCTTTTTGAGTTTCAGGTGTTACTGATGCCGGTCCCCACCCTTTCTGTTGCCACGCAATAACAGCTAATTCAGCAGTAGGGACACTTAACTTGTAATCATCTTCAACAGTTCTGGTGCCTTCAGGCAGGCCAGGAATTGCCTTGGCACTGGCAGCTACGCTGGAATCAATTACCCTAGAAGCTTCAAGTTGATCAATCCGGGCTTTTGTAAGTCCGTATTTACCTCCTATCAACCTTCCGCTGCGGAGGCCCTCAAGAATAGCATTTTCAAATGGAGTACTACCGCCTGATACAAGCTTAGTAATGTCCTCCTCAGGCAATCCAGCAGCTCGTGCGCGTTTGGCCAGATCATCTATTTTGGGTTGTCGCTGCTTTGGAGACAATTGATCATAAGATTTAGCTTCAAACGTGAACTGTCCAAGACGTTCCTCAAGAATCTGTTTGCTCTTATCAGCACCGGCCTGCTGTACTTTCCCTTCTAGTTCAGTGTAAAGAGCACTAAAATATTGCCGATAAGTACCTGCTTTGCTAGGATGCAGAATATCTCCTGAATTCTGCAAAATGGTGTAGGCTTTATCACTCTGATTATTTGCAAGAAGCCCAGTAATTGTTTCTGTTAAAGTATCTTTAAAGTTATTGTTTCTATCTTTTGTTGGACTAGGGTCATTTCTCTCATTAACGGCCAGTGCTGTTTCAGCAGAAGCACGATCTGTAATTGTTAAAAGGTTACTTTGTCCCTGAACATTGTTTTTAATTCGGGCTTCTTCTTTGGCATTATCATCCAAAGTTTGACCAAAAGTTTCATTAAGACGAGCCCTGGCAACAGCAAGATTATTACTACCGTACTCCATCATAACGGATGGATTAATACGATTGTAACCAGTTTCTTGTCCCCAAAGACCAATAAGAATCTTTTCAGCACGGTCCCATTCAGTACGGGTCATCCGTTGATTAAGCTGAATAATTCCTCCTGTATCAGGATCTTTTAAAGCTTTGCCTTCGTTAAGTGCTTGATTAACATAGTTTGTATAAGAAACAGCCGCCCCTTGAGCCATAGCTCGTGAAGCACCTATTGCCTCTAGTCCTCTAAGTGCTGGTGATGTTCTTCGAATTTCAGCCGACATTCCTTTTTGATCAGGAAGTTCTTCAGCAGCATTAGCAGTGGCAATAGCGTTTGCTGCTGCCTTTTCCACTAAAGTTTCTTGCTGTCTAAACGCATTAGAGTCAGCGTTATACGTTACTTCGCCAGTAATAAATTTAGTAAAACCTTTGGCAATAGTTTCATTCTTTATTTCTTCCCCTCTTTTCTTTAAAACACCTCCAAGGGTATCACTAAATTTAGCTAAAGCTTCTAAGTCTCTATCTGATTGAGCAAGCATTATCCGTGATGGATCATACGCTTGAACTAATGGAGTAGATGATGTAGATTGAAATCCAGTTAGTTGAACCTGTTGGTCAGGTGATTCATAAATGCTTGCCATAATTACTTAAGCTTTTGCAAAGGGCTTCTTCCAATCTCCACCAAGTTCTGTAAAGCTTGACGCTCCAGCCAGACCAGCACCCGCAATTCCAAGAACCAATCCACCAGCACTTGGCTTTGATAGGCGTGATTGTGCTGCTTGATTAATATTAGATTTTGCCGCAAGGAAATTATTCTCCATATTGAAATAGAGATCCTGTTGAGCATAAGCAAGGTTCATACCAAGCGATCCAAGGTCACGACCCTCAACCCTCTCAGCATCAGCCAGAAGGCCCCCTATGCCCTGTCCAGAGCGGCCAGCAGCTAGAGTAGTGCCCTGTGCTTGAAGGCGCTTCACAAGCCCTTGCTCAGCCTGCTGAGAGGCTTTCTCCATTTCCCCCTTTAGTTTAAGTTGAGCTTTCTGATCTTCAGTATTACGTTGTTGTAATGCCAGATTTCTATTTTGTTGGTATGCCTGCTCACTAGCACGGGCAGCTTGACTTTGAGCTTGATAACCAGCAATGGATTGAACGGCGCCCATAAGGCCCGTTGCAAGACCTATGGCAATAGCGGGGTTACACATTTCGTTAGTTTAGCAAATTCAACATAAGTAAGATTGGTTTGAGTGGTGACATACATAAGCTTCTTAAACCCAAGCATATGAAGAAGTTTCATATGTAGTTTGTTTCTCGGATCAGCTATGTTATGTAACATCTCATAGGAGGTTTGTTGTTCGACCCATTTCTTAGCCTCCTTAAAAAATAGTTTTGGATACGGTCGGACATGTGGTGTGGTTAGCATCCATATGGCTCCGCAATGGGCATCTGTTCTGGATACCCCCGCTACCCCGCAGATCTCTCCGAGTGGGTTCCGAAAGGTTACCGGGTTGTCTGAGAGGTCAAGAGAAAGGCAGAGGGTGGCCTCCATAATGGTATGGCCAAGACCCTCCAGTTCCCTTCGATCATCATCTTGAAGGTGCTGAGCCACCCAGATTGCGTCTGAGCGGCTTGCTTTGTGGATTAGATTCACGTTTTAAATGGCTGAAATTCCCTTGTTATTGTAGGTGCCTTCCCAATCAATAGAGGTAAAGGCTGTTTGAAATGGACTATCAGCAATTAGTTCAAATTCAAATTGATCACCCTTAGCCATTACTGGTATTGTACTTTGAGCATTACGGATGATAGGAATGTTATTTGCTTGATAGTTATCAGCATTAACCTGAGGAAGTTGTAACACAAAATCATCCCTTCCATCAGCCCTAACAACAGCCCGATAAGGACCAGAGTTATAGCTATTTACTTTGATCCTACTGACCCTTGGAACATTAAGGGTATCCTTACCACCACGTTCATCCTTGACAACATAGAATGCCGGTAGTTGAGCACTGGCTTCATACTTATATCCAAGAGCAAACTTAGACGCAGTATTAACGCAAGAGAATACAAACTTCTGGAATACAATAGCAGTAGTTGCTACGGTTGTTATGGTGAAGGTAGTTGGTGTAAGAACCGTCACAACATAGTCCCCAACCACTACCCCAGTCAATACCGTAATGGTATTACCCGTAGTTAAGCGATGTGGGAACTGGGTAGTAATGGTTGCTGTGGTGGACGCTGCGGCACGATCAACCGTACATAGACCTCCTGCTGCTGTTTCATTTCCCTCTCGGGTTAGAAAGTACCGTTGACCAACGGGTTTAGCAGCATCATATTGAATGGTAAGTTCTTGAAAATAACCAGCAACATCAGCATTGAGATAAACTAATACTGCTTGTAGATTGAGATCCTCAAAGCCATCCTTAAAACAAATGCTGGTTACATCAGTAGCCAAGTCATATGTAAACAATGGATTGTAATCAAAGAGATCCAGGCGTACATCAAGGTACTGTCCTTCAAATAACAATGACTCAGCAGGAGTATCCGTAAGAAGTGAGGCTCTACTTAATACATAGTTACTACCGTGTTTGGTAACAACAAATAGGATGTCATGGTCAAACGTAAAGAATTCCACATCACTAGGCATGATCCATCGGAACCACCCCGATATGCGATTATCGTTTGTTAAATTAAACCAACGATAAAGGTAAAGGCTACGGGTTTCTTGCTTACTTAGTATTGCCATTGTTCCCGCTGATTGCGATACTTGCATATCAACAATAGCAGCTGGAATATATGTTGGTAGTGGTCGTGTTAGTTCTGCTGATTGCGGCTTTGTATTGATATCCGTAACAACCATTTCATAAATAGAAGAAGCCTTAACTCCTTCCTCTACGAATACATAGCTACTACCAATATCAACTGGAGCAATACGATCAGTTTGACTGAGGGTTGAGAGTAGGTTAATCTCAGCAGTCTTTGGAGAGAACGCTTCGGTTGTGGTTGATAGAAGCATCTGAGCATTATCACCAAATAACAGCAATCCCTGTGGAGCAGAGATAGCGTGTTTTAGGCGAATCGGCTTAAGAGTACTAGCACTAATATCAATAGGATCACTGTCAACAAGAGTGATAACAGTACTAGCAAAGAAGTTAAAGTAATCTCCTGCCTGTGAGCAGACGACATTCTGCCTAGAAGCAAAAACAATACGGTTCTTATAAAAGGAAATTAAATCAATCGGATACCCAACAAACGAAGGCATTGGGTTAGTGGTGGCATCACCTATTTCCCGATACTTCCAGAAGTTAAGACGACTTGCATCACCTTCCAATGGTGCAGTATTGACTGCTGTAATTGTAAAGGCATCACCCGCATCATTTTGAACAAGGTTGGTAGCGGTATACCCCTGACCAGCTTGAACAATACTAACAGCAGCAATGATACCATTGATGGTTGTTGTACCAGTAATGCCCGCTCTTAGTTCATTGCTAACACTAGTAAAGGCTCCGTTTCGTGAGTAAACCGTATTACCAATTGTTAAGCTTGTAGAGTTTTCAGTTACGCCAATGTTAGCCCCATTAACGTACCAGTAATAAGTGTAAGTATATACAGGACTTCTTTTTATCTGCGATTTTATTGTTGTGATTTCAAACCCAATTTGCTTACGATCTTGCCAAATGTAAGTATTGGAATTAGCAGCCGTACTAAAGGTAGTTACAGAATTAATAACCCTATCAACTTGAAGTCTTAGGTTATTACCCGTACCACCTCTTGCTGCAAACTGTTCCCCAACAACGTGACCAGCACTTGTTACACCACTAAGGATAACTGCGGTGACAATACCAGCAACAGTGGATGGACCAGTTGATCCAGTCGCTGATGCCAAGTCAAGTTGACGATAAGTAAAGGTGCCATTAGCCTCTCTGATAATGACATGAGGCATCGTGGTGGCGTCAAGATCCTGAATGACACCAGGGGCAATAGTCTCTTCCCAAAACCCAGCACCAGCAGATGTGTTATCACTGGTAACGAATTTTACCCAGTAATCATCAGCACCAGAGTCGGTTGTACCTTCAACCTTTATCTTATACCCATTAAAAAATGATTTAGGTAATTGAGCTGCTGATGTTACAGAACCCTTAAATGCTGTGATGGATGTACCAGCATTACCACCAACTGCCGAGATAGCAAAGTTACCACTGTTGGCTCGGCTTACAAAAATTGTATTACCAATAGCAGCAGCAATATAATTTGCGTTAGCGTTAATTAAGGCAACAAGATTACCAACAACATCATTAACGTTTAGGTGTGTTGATCCACTTGTGTGTGGTGTTGTGTAAGCAAAGTTAGTTGCGTTGTCAAGTGTGATTGTATAAGTAGAGCTATAAGCTACTGTATTAATAGTAACAAAAGCAAACGGAACCTGTGGCGCACTGGCTGCTGTTCCTGCTGCTACCGTCTTTGTCCTATTTAAAACAAAGATAAAATCGTTGATTTGAAATGTTTGTAGTTCATCTGCTGACTTATGAGTAGCATAAGTAACAGACTCAGCAGCAACAGCATTCACTGTTTGTTGAATACCATTATTGGCACTCCAAATCTTAAGAGCGCCTGCCTTACTAAACTGAACGATATATTTCTCTTGGTCATCACGAAAGATCGGAAACCAAGTACCATCAGCAACAGCATTAGCTAGCTTACTAATTCCCCGTAGTCCAGGGCGTTTGGTAAGACCAAGAGCAGTGTCTGGATAGAAATTATCACACGAGCGTAATTGCCCATTAAATTTATTGGTGTCGGGTTGTTGTGAAACACCACCAATTAGGTTTCCAATCTTTTGTGAAATGGCTGCCATTATCGTGCAATAGTACGGAACGGAGTATAAGAAATGTAGAAATTCTGACCAGTCTCTACACCGAAGATATTAACTTCAGATGTTCCTGTGTCATAGGCGAGACAGTTACCCCTTAGCATGGTTTCATCTTGGGCATTGAATTGGAACATCTCCTTAGAGCCAACCACACTACCCGCAAACACACGAGCAGCACGTTGGGTGACATAATTCTTAAAGACCTGGGGAAGATCCTCAAATGGGAATAACCACACTACATCACACAGGACTGGATCAACACCTGGGAATTCGTAGGTATGGAATACCTTATCGTAGAGTTTGCCATTGCGTAATACGGTCTGGTATTGTTGGGAATTAGAAGTCTTGTTGTCAGAAAGTTGCAGCACATTATCAGGCACTACAATCTCACCATTAGCATCAGGAGTGAAGGGGTAGTTAATTTCTGTATTGAAGTTCCATCCTTCTCCTTGAACCTCACGGTTGACATTTTCAAGAATACTTAATGCCGTAGCAATCTCTGGGTTTGCGATGTCGAGCGACACCACTGGTGCCTGCCCGATACCCGTTAGCATTTGGTTGATAGCTTGGAGTTGGGTTGTCATAATTCGGACAGGATTATTAAAAGAAAAGGGGCCAACCTTTAATAGTCAGCCCCACTGTTAAAGGATTACCCTCAAACGTTACGGAAAGCACCGGCAACGCCGACGCGCACAGCACCGCAACCATAGGCCAGACGGCCCACAATCACGTCGCCTTGATAGATCACCTTGGTATCGGCGCCCGTGGTTTGCACGGAGGGGCCAATAGCCTCAACGACACCAGCAGCGTCGCGGTGGAAGATCAAACCACAGCTGTTGGTGAAGTCAGTAGCAATACCATAGGTGTTATTCTCACCGGTCACGGCAGCAGCATCAATAGCAGCGCCAGAAGCCGAACCATACTTCCCAAGGAAGGGGATGTTGTTGGACTTCTTGATGGAGATACCAGCGATCTCATAGAGACCATCACCAGAGTTCAGGCTACCACCGGCAGCACCGTACTCACGGTTAAGGATATTGGTGTCAACCTGAGAGATCAGGGCGTAGTACTGACGGGGGCTCAGAACAGCCACGCGGCCATCCTTAGGAGCAGCCACTTCATCAAGACGGGCAGCAGCTTCAAAGAAGCCATCAACCAGTGCTTGAGCGTCATATTCCTTGGAAGCACCAAGGTTGATTTGGAAGCCACCAGGCTCGCCGGTCACAGCAGCAGAAGCAGCAGAGGCACGGTCCAGAACGCGGAAGATACGGCGATCATAGAACTCAGCTAGGCTTTGACCAATCTGACGGGCAATAGGGCCACGGATGTCATACTGGCTCATGATCTCGTCGAGGTTATCAACGAAAGCAGAGGCGACCAGCAGGTCATCCAACGCGATGGTGGTTTCAGCTGCTGCTGGGTTACCCGAACCGAGGATGGGCACACCAGGAGTGCGGTAGCCAGCCGAGATACGGCCAGTGTGAATGAATTGAGCTTGCTTACCACCACGCAGGGTCCGGTTCATCACCAGATCCTTAGCAATAGTAGAGTTACGGAAGGCTTCATAAACCTCACCCGTAAAGAGCTTCAGGAACAAGTTAGTCCGCTGAGCATAAGTAGGAGATTGGCCGCCCGCTTTGTTAGCGGCGCCAAGATAAGATACGGTAGCAGTCATTAGGATAATGAATAAAAGGGATTTATAACGATTACAAGTACTTGTATTTAAAAAGAATAACCAATAAACATGTGTTGTATTGGGTGTCCACCGCAGCGGGCCAATACTCCAACCGGTTGGTTTTTTAACGAGGTATCCTTCCTCAAGGGGAAAGGGGGTCCGACTCTGAGGTGCCCCCAATCCATTTAATTAAGGCGAGTCACTAAGACTCTACCAACTCCAGAGCTGGTCAATCCGATCCTGTCAGCAGCACCTTTACTTAGATCTAGTGTCCTACCATGAGCATAGGGACCCCGATCATTGACACGAACAATGGCACATCTATCAAAACAAACCTTAAGGCGTGTTCCAAATGGTAGTGTCTTGTGCGCTGCCGTAAGGCCGTTTTCATTATATCGTTCACCATTGGCTGTTAGGTTTCCGTGGAAGCCAGGACCATACCAAGAGCTAAGAACAGACAGAGTAGTCAGAAGAGGTAACATGAGGTTTGTGCAAAGAACTTTTATATTGCTTACGGCGCGTCCATTTTAGTCGACTAAAAAAGGTGGCCTGTCATCCCGACGGTCACCATCATTTTAATCAGAGCAAGTCGCCAGAACTAGCGAGCTTTTGTTCTACATCAAAGCGATACGCAGGATCAGTACGATACCTACGATCACTAATTGCTGCGGCCAATTCAGCATTGGAACGGAATCCCTTAACAGTAGCCTTAGGTGCTTTACCTGAGACTTGTTGACCTTCAAACCCTACGGAATCTTTATACCGTTGGTTCAGTGCTTGAACAGCAAAGAAGATAGCATCTTTGTTCCCACTATTGACAACGTTGTCATAAGCAGCAACTTCCTCTGGTTTGAGGTTATCAGCAGCCCAGGCTAATGTATCATTATAAGCATCCTGTCCACCAACAGAAGCTACAATACTCTTAGCAGCATCATCAGATAGGGGTTGAGATTGAACAACAGGATTGTTCTTTTGTAGTTCAAGATAAGCTTCGATGAGTTCCTCAGAAGGCATCTCCTTAAGCTTTTCGATTGTCTCCGGCTTAAGTTGATTATCATTGGAGTAGTACTCGTCTGATGCCTCCTTTAAAAAACTTACCCGCTTGGCTACCGGGGACTCAGTTTCATCAGGGGTAGCGTCTTCGGACTCATCGCTCTCGTTTTCATCTGTCGAAGAGGACTCATCAGTTTCTTTCTGACCTAGTTTCTTTTGAAGCTCTAGGTAAGCCTTTTCAAGGTCTTCTGCTGATTTAAATTTACCAGCATACTGAGAGTGTTCTTGGGCTTCAAGTTCACTGCGGCGATATTTATCTTCGGCCTCAGCTTCTTGTTTTTCAATTAGCTGACTACCTTGTTCCATGAGACGTAGCTCCTCAGTTTCCCGAGCAGACGTAACATCTGGATCAGTAGCATCAAAAACAATTTCAGACATTTGGTTTAGTGAATGGTAATGGAAACACGGCCAACACCAGGAGAGGTGACTTTAACATCACCATACTTGAATTGTTCCTTTGGTGTGATCTTTACTGGAGCCTGCTCTTTATCAAGGGCACTATCATCCCAACGATGACGAACCTCTTCATTGTTACTGTTGAGGGGCAGGTTGTCCTTGGGCTGGTTGGCCGGTTGCTTGCGAGGCTGAATTGACGACATTTTGTAAGGCTTCAATAGAATCAGGGTTTTTGGTTGGGTCCATCATCGGGGCTTTAGCAAGTTGCCCTGCCTGCCCAACAAGATTAGAAGTCATTTGCATTTGCATAGTCTTCTGTTGTTCTTGTTGCCGCATCTCTGCGGTCTTAACCAGCTTAAGGGTATCAATACCTTGAGCAGCAGCAAGACGCTTAACGGCTTCCTCTGGGTCGATGTATTGAGCCATAGCTTCGGGACCAAGGGCTTGTGAGATTGTCTGAAGGAACATCATGAGTGATTCACGATCTTGCCCACGGCCAATGCCTTCAAG